CTTTTTCTTTTTCTTTTTCTTTTTCCTGGTTCTCTTCTTTCTGATTGATGGAATAATTATCTCTAAGACAGGCTATAATCCAGCCATCAGATTTATTATTTTTATCAGCATATAAGAATACTTCTTTTATTCTATTTAAGTCAGAACAATATTTAAGAACATTATCTATTTTTATATTTCTAGTTTTAATTAAAAATTTAATTTCTTGTCTTATAATAGTAGCAACAGAATTTTCTTTGTTGTTATTAGTATTATTCTTATTAATATTATTCTTATTATTTATTATTATTAGAGTATCCTTAGGGTTACTGGTAGTA